TCCTCGAACTCTCCCAAAAGCTCGGTGGAGATCCACGATTTAAACTAATGAACCAACTTTGCCGATTACCCTGGGGAACCCGCCAAAAGGAGGGGGAACCCTATCCCGCAAAACAGGAGGTAATCTTTTGGAAGGACTAAGCCTACAAAAAACCATCGCACTACGGTTTATTAGCCTAGGGGTTCCCGAAGAGGATGCCATGAACTTTGCATCCCGAATGAATGAGAAAAACCTCGTACTCATCGTTCGAGAGGAAGGCGAGGGCAGACCCGACTTTATAATATTAGTAAAACATAAACATTAACATCGAAACATACACATGGCATACAAAGAAGACTACTTAACCCCCGAAGCGATTAAAGATATTGATGAGGTTGATCGCTACCTCGCCCAAAAAGGAAAGATCGATTATTCCACCACCCAGCAGGATTCTCCACCGACTGCATATTCCATAGCTATCGAAGATCCACTACCTGCACCTAAGTTTTTATCGCTCTCTCAAATGATGAGCATCGATAAAGACCCATCCACCATGCCCAATCAAATAATCGAGGGTGTACTGTATAAAGGTTCAAAGATGATAATATCTGGCTCCTCAAAGGCTGGTAAAACATTATCCCTCCTCCACCTCGGCCTAGCTGTTGCCAATGGACAGCCCTGGCTGGGACACAATACCCACAAGGAAGGATCGAAAGTCATCTACCTCGATTTCGAGCTAAAACCCCGCATGGCCGCCAAGCGGATTGCCGAGATGGTTCGCGTCAATCCAGGCTACCTGCCAACCACCCAAAACTTCCTATACTGTGGACTGCGAGGACAATCCCGATCCCTCGAAGACCTCGTCCACTACATCGAAGACCTCGAAGATTACCGCCCCGATATGGTAATCGTGGACCCATTCTATAAGCTCGCCACAGGGGCAGATGAGAACGATGCCGGTGCAATCTCTGAAGTAGTCAATCGTATGGAACAATTCTCCGAACGCCTCGACTGCTCATTCGTCTATGCCCACCACTTTTCAAAAGGAAACAAGTCTGACACAGACCACATCGACCGGGCAAGCGGGTCAGGCGTGTTTGCCCGTGACCCCGATGCTATCCTCACCCTAACACCACACGAGGAAGAATATCACCTCGTCCTCGAGGCCACCCTCCGAGACTTCCCAACCCCCGATCCACAGGTGGTAGAATTTTCATGGCCAAACTTTGTCCATAAGCCCGATCTTGAACCTAAATTAAGAAAGCCTGGGCAGACCGCAGAATCGAAAAGATTAAACGATAAGCTATCTACAGCCCTAATCGAATTGCTTAAACCTAACTCGATTATGGGCCTAAATAACCTCCGAAATAAACTTCAGGACAAAACAGGCGAGCAGATTCACCCCGATAAACTCCGAAATCTAATTAAAAAGACTCGAAATATTAGTGAATTAAAGACTCAAAAGGGTAAAGAAAACATTTACTCATATACCGAATAATAGCTGTCTCAACTCTGTCTCAAAACTAGTAGTAAACGCCTTATATATAAAACGACTACTAGTACTAAAAGGCTAGAGGTAGTAGTTGCCCGCCCTGCCGGGCACAACTACTACACTTGCCTAGCCATAAAGGCGACTACTACTCAGATTATCATCGTAAAAGATTTGAACCGCTACTACTACCACTCGTTAGAACCGAATACACAGGTAAGAACCCTATGCTCGTAAAAGGCTTTGATCGGGTAAAGATGAGTCAGAAGACTCGCTGATATGCCAAAAGGCTTTCTAGGGTACTCCACGGGGCTTTAAAGGCTATGCTCGCAAATATATCTTCGTGCAGATTACACAGGCAGGACATTTGACACAGCCAACCAGGTAGTACTCTGACAAAAATATATATTCTGACACAGCCAACCAGGTAGGCTGGCAATCTAGGGATTGGCGGTCAGGCGGATGTCTCTACATCCGAAACCTCAGCCTCAATGACCTCTTCATCTTTTAGGTTCTTCAGCTCGGCTCTGATCTCATCGAGGGATAAAGATTTCTTCACCTCAATGGTCTGAGTCGGCTCACCTTCGTACTGGCGATGCTTATCGATTAGGATGCCTGTAGCGATTGGAAGAACACCTGCTGGGATTTGATCGTCTTGTAGTTTCGTTATAAGGCTTTCCACAGCAAGATGAGTCGCAGTACCAATTAAGGCCCTCAAATGCTTTTTAGAGTCCTTCAGCGTCTCCTGTTCCCTTGATCGAACGATAGAGACAGTATGAGGTGAAACCTTACAAGACTTACAGATTTGTTTGATCGTTGCCCCTTGAGCTAACATCTGAACGACCTGGGCATAATCCTTTGGCCTCTGATCGAATAGCTGTTGGCCGGTGAAGATAGCAGGGCAGACATCTTCTGTCTTGAGGTTAGCTGGGAGGTTCTCAGCGTATCCAACTTTCCTAGGTCTTGTCGTGGGCATAAATCAATCGGTGTAGTAATTTGAGAAAGTATTCTCAATAAGGTTCGATGCAAGTCTAATTAGACATAATCATTATATCACGAACCACTTTATGTCCTGTAGGCTATAAAATGATGCACAAATATAATATATTGTACGCTATGTCCTAAATCACATAAAAATTTAGGCTCCAGGAGGGGGGGAGGGGGGTCTGAGAATCTGCCCCCCGATCACCGCCGACCGATAGAGGCTCATAAAAAAATTCTGACAAATTGCCCCACCCGAGGTGACCTACTATCGATAATCTGTTATCATTAGCCATGCCTCTGAACTGGTCACCGCATCCCGCCATCCCGCCTCTCAGCAAATCGGAGATGCTGAGGATGTCGCCTGAGAAGATCCTCGCCTATTGGGAGAAGCGGGAACAGGCCATTAAAGATGAGAAAGATGATCCTTACAGGCATGGATTTGAGTTGGATATATGGAAACGAGCGGATGAGCAGTTAAGGAAGCACCAAGAGATTCTCATTATGGGAGGCAACCGGAGTTCCAAGAGCCACTTTTGCGCTCGAAGGGTAGTCCAATCCCTAGTTGAGAATCCAGGTACTATTATATGGTGCTTAACGGAAACCTCGGCAAATTCGATCCAATTTCAGCAGAAACTTGTATTTAATGCATTACCTAAAGAGTTAAAGACACTAGGTCGGGGTAAAGTAGGATATGTCATGTATTCACTTCGTAATGGCTTTACTGCGGCTAAGTTTACTTTGCCTAATCGGTCCGAGTGTATTTTCCGTAATTGGAGTCAGGACATTTCTACTATCGAAGGTGGAGAGATCGGTTCACCGCAAGACCCTGTTAATGGCACACATAATATTGGCTACTGGGCAGATGAACTCGTACCCATGTCTTGGGTAAATACACTTCGATTTAGGACAGTCACAAGAAACTCCAAAGGCATAATATCCTTCACCGCCGTAGATGGTTGGAACAGCGTGGTCAAATCGATGCTAACAGGAGCCAGGACGGTTGAATCGGCAAAAGCTGATTTATTAGACGGCGAAGAGGTCCCCCTCGTCCAACAGCCCATCCGCAAAGCCAGCTCGGTGGTCTATTTTCATACAGCGGCTAACCCGTTTGGCGGATGGGAGGCAATGAAGAACCAATTGGAGGGGGAAAAGAGGGAAACAATTCTTTGCCGGGCGTATGGAGTGCCTGTTCGTCAAAGTCGGGCAATATTTCCAAATCTCACGGATAAAAACTTCGTACAGGCAGAAAAGTTGCCCGATTTTGAGGATGCCAATTTCGTTCTGAGCATTGACCCTGCGGGAGCAAAGCCTTGGACGATGGTATTATTTGCAATCGATCCTCATGGGGTCGCCTGGGCGGTTAAAGAGTTCCCTGATTTTGATACATGGGGTGGATGGATTGATCTGACTAAGGACAAGATGACAGCCGGTGAGGCCGCCCAACCGAATGGGTATGGATTGAAGGATTATGCAGATGAGATCAGGAGGATGGAAAAGATTTGTGGGGATAATGAAGTTGTACGAATCATCGACCCTCGGTTGGGAGCGGCTAGTTATCAGAAGTCGGAAGGAAGTTCTAATATCATAGATGATTTATCGGATGAAGATATCATTGTTGAACCCGCTGAGGCTTTGGACATCGAGACGGGCTTGCAGGCAATCAACAATTTACTGGCATGGGATCGGGACAAACCAATGGATTTGGATAACAAGCCTAGATTGATGTTTAGCGATGAGTGTCAAAATCTGATTAGCTGTATGCAGGCATATATACCTGGGGATTTAAAGTCTGCCCCTAAAGATTTTGTTGATGTCTGCCGTTATTTTTCCATCGGGAATTTCGAGTACCATGATGAGGACAGTTTTTTAACAACAGGAGGGGGGAGTTATTGATATGAGTAATAAGGTGATGCCTGGGCATCGTAATCAGATCGTATTATTAAGGCAGGCTGGGGAGACTTGGCCTAAAATCGCTAAGGCTGTTGGCTTTAGTCGGGCAACTGTACAGAAGGTCTACAAGGAGGAAGTGGCAAAGGAGGCTCCACCTGTGATTAAGGAGGAAAAACCGAGGTATGAGAAGGCTCGGGTATTATCGATGGTCCCAAATCCTCGATTAATGCGTATATACTTTGAAGATCGGGATGAGATTGGTGTGTGCGTTAAGAGGCCACAGGACAATCACCCGCCCAAGAGTCAAATCATCGTCAAGAAGGTGGAAGGCAATGAAGAGTTGTACCGATTGGTGTGAAAGCGTGGAAGAAAAGGACAGGAGGATCGATTTGATGCTCCGAGAGTTGGTCGTTGAACAGGGCTTGGAATCAATAAGGCAAGGCAATGACCCCCAACCTATGACTTTGGAGGAGATTGCGGACTTTGTGGGAGTCGGAAAAGACACCATTGATCGCATACAGAACAGGGCTGTGAGAAAATTAAGAAATAAAATGTTAAACTTGAAAGGTTAAAATGGAAACAGAAGTACAGATATTTGAGGAAAAGCCCGATGTTGATGGGCTAAAGGAGGATTTTGAACGAGCTAAGGCAAATCTATCTTGGTGGATGGACAAGGCAGAAGATGCACGGGAGGTTCGCTTTAATGAGTGGGCGGGAAAGAGTGGTGATGGCAAGAAGAGTGGCCCCGATGCCTTCCCTTGGGACGGGGCAAGTGATCTCGATCCGAATTTAATCAACCCCTTGATCGATGGGGATGTCGCGACTCTCACGCAGGCCCTCTCGCAGGCCAACCTGGTGGCCGCGCCTGTGGAGAGCGGTGACATAGCATCTGCCAAGCTGGTGAGTGAATTTTTGAAGTGGCGTATGGGTACGATGGATGAACTGATGAGGGAGTCAGCCATCGGAGCGAATTATTTATTGCAGAATGGACTTACTTTTTATGGGACTTACTGGAAGCAGGAAAAGACTCGGAAGTTTGAACCAATAAGTTTGGAGGAAATTGCCCAGCAATCGCCCGAACTGGCAATGGCGATTGAAGATCCCGAGATGAAGGAGGGAGTCGAGGAAATGTTCTATCCGATGTTCCCAAAACTGAAGAAGAGACGGGTCAAAAAGATGCTTAATGAGCTTCGCAAGACAGGCGTGACTGAAATTCCCACCGAAAAGATGGTGGTAAATCGTCCGGCGGTTAAAGCTTATGAGCTTGGGCGTGAATTAATTGTGGACAGCAATGTGATCGACCTGGAGTCCGCCCGTTCTATCCATTGTTTACATTACTATACACCTGAGGCTTTAAAACAGAAAGTCAATGAGGGTTGGGATGCCAAGTGGATTGATGAAGCTATTGAGAAAGCTAAGGATTTTTACTCCGAGGAACGATATAGCGACAGCATGATTTCCTATGACTATGGGAACAATTATGGAAGCCAGCATTACGAAGGATTGATTAAAGTAATCACTACTTATCGTAAGGAGCTGGACGAGGATGATTGCCCCGTGGTTACTAAAACCTGTTGGACTGAGGAAATGGAAGATGCTGGATTCCATGAGCCTGTTGGGTATGACGAGGGGCGGTATCCGTTCGTATGTATCACGAGAGAGCATTTAAACCATCGGTTGTTGGACTCTCGGGGATACCCTGAGTTGTTGAAGAGTTATCAATTGGCTGTTAAAACCGAGTTAGATAGTAGGCGTGACGCGGCAAGCATGACAACCATGCCACCTGTGGAATTTCAAATTGGAAGGCGGCCTGATCGATTAGGGCCAGGTGCATTTTTGCCTGTGCGTAGGCGTGGAGAGGTTGGATTTATGGAAACTCCAAGGTTCTCACCAGCATCGACTCAGGTGGAGATGGATATCCGCAGGCTGTGTGACAAGATAACCGGTCGGGCGACTGGTCCTGACGATGCGGTGGAAGCAAATGCTTTAAAACAACATTTAGTAAATTGTTGGCTAAGTGGATGGAAGGAAGTTTTAAAGCGGATATGGTGTTTGGATCGTACTTACAGCGGACCAATGATTTGGTTTCGGGTGACTAATAACGAGCAAGGCGCACAGCTCATCCTGGATGAAACTGCCGAGTTGTATGACTTTAATATTACTTGGAACAGCATGAACCAGGATGAGGAGAAGGTTCTACAGAAGCTGGATACCGTAGGTAAGGTTATGGCTCAATACGACAGACAGGGCGCGTTCAGATCGGATGTGTATCTCCGTAAGTTTTTAGAAGCAATCGATCCAAACCTTGCCGGTCAATTAATTGCACCTGCTGAAGAGGCAACCGATAAGGAGATTAAGGAGACATCTGCGGATCTCGCTAAAATCTTTAGTGGTCAAGTGGTCAATGCTCCACAAGGTGCAAATGCTCAACTTCGTTTACAATTTATGCAGACATATCTGCAAGGAACTCAAGAAATTCCAGCAAATGATATCCAACAGAAGATGCAGGAGGACGAGAACTTTGCTAAGAGGCTACAGACATATGCTGGTCAACTCGAACAACAGCAAGCCCAACAAAGAAACGCTCTAATTGGTCAACTAGGGACCGCACCTGGTAATGTGCCTGGTACTTCAATGTAATGAATTTATCTGACGCTATTGCTGGTTTGGGCGATCAAACAGAATGGAAATTTGTTAAGAAATTCATCAAAGAGCAAAGAGATTCATGCTTGGTTGATTTTCAGGATTATAACCATGTGGATAATCCACAAAAACTTGCCCGTCTGTCGGGTGAGATTGCCGGTTTAAGTAGGCTAATAAGTTGCATTGAAAATGAGGAAGATGACAGAGACCCCACATCAGAAATTTAAGAACGAGCATCGAGCCTTGTTAAATCGATGGCTTGAAGAGTCCGACATTGACGACATGGAAATGGCGAGTATCGCGATGAACGATCTCAATGAATGGCTCGGAGAAGAAGTCCTGGAGTTCGAGAGTGAAATCGATCTAGGGGATGAAGAGGACGGGTAGCATCTATGAACAGCAGTTTATTCTAGATGCACTAAAAAATGGTTTAGAAGTTTTTACGCCTATTGGCGACTACTTGCCACAGGATTGTATTGTTATGAACTCGGCAGGCCGAACCTTTCGAGTACAGGTAAAAGGCACAGGTGTTTTAATAGAGGATAAACGGAACAATGGGGGCTTGGGAAGGTACATGATTACCTCGGCATCCGGTAAAAAGGTAAAAGAGACAATAGACTGTACAAAAGTCGATACATTAGCGGCTTATATCCAACCCGTTAATGCTTGGTACATCATACCCTGTATGGATTTAGATAATGCAATTCGCATAAGTTTGTACCCTCACAATGCTAAATCAAAAGCCAAGTATGAAAGATTTTTAAATAACTGGAACGCATTTAAAATTTCCTGAGAAATCGTAATTTTCATCTGATATAATTGTCATTGGCGGGGTGTATTTACTCCGCAGATCAATACAAGAGAGTGCGAACTCTTCAAACGCAGAGAAATTATGGCAGAAACAGTTATTAGCGAGGCTCCGGCTGAATCCA